TTTTATATGAACCACAAGCCCCGCCGTTTGCATATTTGGTTTACAGAGCAGTTGCTTGGCTGGAAATGGAGGGATGCGTGATGACCACACTAAGACAAGCCGCGCGACAGGCGCTGGAGGCGCTAGAGAATATTGACAAAGCAATGCCATTTCCTGTTGGCAAAAAAGTTATCACCGCCCTGCGCGAAGCATTGGCACAGCCAGAGCAGGAGCCGGTGGCAGACCGTGCGTTTCTTGAACGAGTGCTTGTTGCAATGGAGGGCGTAATTGATGTGGCAGACCGTAAAACAGATGAGTTTGATGCACTGCGGTCTTGCATCATTGAGCTTACTTTGATGCTCTACACCACCCCACCCGCAGCACCTGTGCAGGAGCCGCACAAAGGCTTGTCAGAGCATATGGCGCAAGCAACAAATGGTCGTGTTCGTATTGACCCAGTCACTGGTGATGTTGGAATTGGAACACTCGCCCTACAGACATCACAGCGCACATGGGTAGGGTTGACGCCCGAGGAGGTGCAGTTTTGCGCCCTGAAGCACCGTCAACTCGTGAACGCGCACTATGACTCAGCATCAGACACCAACATAATCACGGCAGCATTTGAAGCAACCGTGTTTTACAAAACTGTTGAACAAGCCCTGAAGGAACGCAATGGATAACTGGCCTTTTCCCACCGAACTGCCACCAGCGCAGCCAAGCAAGCCTATCCCGTTCAACCCGCAAAATCATGAGGACGCACCGTGGTTCTTTCTAAACAAATACGTGACGTTTTAGACCAGACGCCGGACGGCATGACCGCCCGTCAACTTGCAGAACGGCTAAAGGTGCAGCAGTCTTCGGTGACGCACTCGATCAAACTAATGCCCGATACTTACATCGATCGCTGGGCAAGGACGGGTAGGCGATATGCCGCCGTCCACTGTCTAGCTTTCGTGCCGGCTGATTGCCCACACCCAAGGGAAAAGACATGAGTGACCTGACAGGCATCGACCAAGCCATCCGCGCCATCGGCTCGCAGGCCAAGCTGGCCTCCGTGCTGGGCTGCACCCAGCAGAACATCTCGACGTGGCTGCGCAGGGGCTACGTGCCCCCGGCACAGGCCATCGCCATCGAGCAGGCCACCGGCGTGAGTCGAGCGCTGCTGCTGGACCCACGCATCGTGGAACTGCTGACCGACGGCATCTGATAAACTGACCGAGAACCCGGCTAGTGTGTGCTGATCCCATACATGAACGCGCCTTACCCACGCCCGCCGTCGTTCCTTCTCCTTGGGTAGCACACGGGTAGAGACATGACCAACTCAACGCCAGACCTGCCACCAATTGGCCGGGTCTTCAATGGCTCCAACATTCCCTCAGAACTCAAAGCCATGCGCCGGTGGGCCGTGTGGAAGGCGATATGGAACGACTCCCGAAAGAAGTACGACAAGATACCCTACAGCGCCCAGCACTACGGCCTGTCCACCAAGAAGGTGGCGGAGTGGGGTGACTACGAGACAGCCGCCGCGACGCTGGCGCTGAACCCGACCCGGTACGCCGGCCTTGGCTTCGTGCTGACCGGCGTCAAGGATGTCGTGGGCATTGACCTCGACAACTGCCGCCAAGACAACGGCCAGATAGCCCCGTGGGCACGCGAGATCATCGAGTCCATGGGCAGCTACACCGAGATCAGCCCAAGCGGCCACGGGCTGCGTATCCTCGCCCACGGCACGTTCGAGACGGACTGGAACAACCACGACGTCGGCATCGAGGTCTACTCCGGCCACTCCCCCCGCTTCCTGACCATCACGGGCGACACCAAGCGCGTGCGGCCCATGGTGCAGGCCCAGCCGGCGGTGCTGCAGGCCCTCTTCACGCGCCTGCGCAAGTCCAGCATCCCGGCGGCCAACGTCATCGCGCTCGAGATGCCTGAACTGATCCCCGAGGTGCTGCTGCCGGACATTGGGGACCTTGACATCTCCACCATGGCCCGGGAGTTTCTGCTGCACGGCCCGGAGGCCGCCAGCGACCGCTCCGGCGTGCTGCACATGTGCGGGGTCCAGTTGTACAGCGCGGGGCTGGACGACGCCAGAGTGTTGTCAATCCTCGCTGCCAACGACCACGCCTTCGACGTAGCCCTCGCGCACCGCAACCAAGACCACGACCGGGCGATGCAGTACCTGTGGGTCGAGCACTGCCAGAAGGCCAAGCCGAAGGCCACCACCCGGGTGGACATGCTGTCCGGGTTCGAGGACATCTCCGGGAGCCCCGAGGTGCTGCAGTCTGACGAGGTCGTGCGGGAGGTCACGGCAGCGCGTGAGGAGCGATTTCGGCTCAAGGACACCACCGAGTTCATCGTTAGGCAGAAGGCAAGCTGGATCGTCAAGGGCCTGATCCCCAACGCCGCCCTTGGCGTGATCTACGGCGCCTCCGGCTCGGGCAAGTCGTTCTTCGTGTTGGACCTGATGGCGGCGGTGGCCCGGGCGGTCGCGTGGCGCGATCTGAAGGTCAGGGGTGCCAAGGTCTGCTGGATCGCGGCGGAGGGGCAGGAGGACATGCGCAAGCGCGTGCAGGCCTACTGCCTGCACCAAGGCATCCTGCCCGCCGACCTGCCGATGGAGTTTATCGATCAAGCACCCAACTTCCTCGAGGCGGTCGACATCAAGGCGGTCATCAAGCAGATGCGGGCTAAGGGCCAGTTCGACGTGGTTGTGGTCGACACGCTGGCGCAGGTCATGGCCGGCGGCAATGAGAACAGCGGGGAGGACATGGGGCGGGTGCTGGCCTACTGCAGGGAGATAAGCCGGCTGACGGGCGCCATGGTCATCCTGATCCATCACAGCGGCAAGGACGAGTCCCGGGGTGCCCGGGGCTGGTCCGGGCTGCGTGCAGCCGCCGACTTTGAGATAGAGATTATCCGGGCGGACGAGGACCGGGTCGCCACCGTCACCAAGATGAAGGGCGGGGCGGACGGCGACGAGTACGGCTTCCGGCTGCAGACGATCGTGGTGGGCAAGGACGACGACGAGGACGACGAGACGACCTGCGTCATCACCAGCACCGACAGCACCAGAGCCAGTGTGGCCGTGGTGGCGGGCCCCAAGGGGGTCAACAAGAAGCTGATTCTGGAGAAGGCGGGTGAGTTGCTGGCCGTCGATGGGGGCATCCTGACACGCAACGAACTGGTCACCGTGGTGTGGCCGCTGTACCCCCGAGGCGATGAAAATACACGTGATCAGCGCAAGGCAAACGTTGGTCGGGACCTCACCCAACTGGTTTCTGAGGGCTTTCTGCAAGAAACTGCGTCCGGCGGCATCACGTTGCCTGTGCGGACGAAGGCGTAAGAGAATGCGAACAGGTAAGAAACAACGTGCTTCAACTGCTTCAAGTGTGCTTCAGAAGCGCTTCAGAAGCACGGCATTCTGCTTCAACTGCTTCAACACCCCTTTAGGGGTTGAAGCTTGAAGCACGGCTTTTTGAAGAAGTTGAAGGGATTGTCTGCAAAAAACAACAGATAAAAATAAATTAGAAATATTTTGCAGAAAGCAGTAAAAACAAGAAAAGCGTTGTACACTTCATCATCGCAGCAAATGTTGCGGTAAGTCCTAAACACAAACACACAGGAGTTTCAAAATGGCAAAAGCAAAGTTGGTGGTGCAGTTGAACGAAGGCTCGGTAGATCGTCTGGGCATGCTGCTCGCCCAGATCGCGGACTTGACGGTGGAAGCTACCGCAATCAAGGACGCAATCAAATTGGCTGGTGCGAATATCGAGGGCTCGTTCTTCAAGGCCACCATCGTGGACTGCGACAAAAAGATTTTCGACAAGGAGTTCTTCGTCGAGCAAAACGGCGAGGCCGTCTACGACGCCTACACCAAGAACACCGTGTCCGTGTCCGTCCGCGTTACCTCCCGCTAAACCCCCCGCCCCCTCGGGGGCATTTTTAGAAAGACCTCATCATGATCCGTTACGCATCCTCCTCCAAGCAGTCCGAGTTCCGCTCGAGCTACCCCCTGTCCAACGCACAGATCGCCTTCCACGCCCCCAGCGTGATGGCAGCCGAGGCCCATGAGAGCCGTGGCGACCGCTACAGCTTCATTCCCACAATCAACGTGATCGACGGCCTGCGTGCCGAGGGCTTTGAGCCCTACGAGATTCGGCAGACCAAGGTACGTGACGCCGGCAAGCGCGAGCACACCAAGCACATGGTGCGCATGCGTCATCAGAGCCAGATCGTCACCCAGACCGAGGTGCCCGAGATCATCCTGCTGAACAGCCACGATGGATCGTCGAGCTATCAGATCATGTCCGGCGTGTTCCGGTTTGTGTGCAGCAACGGCCTGATCGCCGGCGACATGTTCAACAACATCCGCGTGCGTCACACCGGCACCGTGGTGGACGACGTCATCGAGGGCGCCACCCGGGTGCTCGAGGACGCCAAGCAGATCGGCAGCCGCATCGGCGAGTACAAGGGCATCATGCTGTCCCGTGAGGAGCAGATGGCGTTCGCTACCTCCGCGCTGCAGGTCCGTTGGGGTGACGACGCTCCCGTGGTGCCCAGCAGCGTGCTGCGTGCGAGTCGCTGGGAGGACCAGCAGAACGACCTGTGGACGGTGTACAACCGGGTGCAGGAGAACATGCTCAAGGGCGGCGTGTCGGGCCGCTCCAGCACGGGCCGGCGCACCACCACCCGGGCGGTGGGCGGCGT